TGTGAGCAGGGGGTGGGCAAGATAAAGAATAGATTCTCTTTTTTCTACGCCCTTTATTCGCCTGAGGATTCAATCTCAGAGCTTTTGACAGTCTCATGCCCTATCATACGCAAATCCAAAACAAACGTCTTCACAGCTTAAATAGAGGGCACAAGATGTGGTGGGTCTTTTATTCACAGCACAAAATGTAGACGGGGCAGATTGGGGCGGGGTTGCGGGGCTAAATTGGGGGCGGGGCTTATCCTTAGCCAATCGGTAAACATAAAGGCTTTTATCATTACCAGTCTAATCATTATTAAATTGGTCAACATAAAAGCGGTGTTGCGGCAAGACACCCCCGCCACCACCACCCCCAAACAGCGATCAATACAATACACCCCCTCCTAAAAAACTGGACGTGTTTTTAACTTGTGGTACATTGCTTGCAACATATGGCAGATATATCGATCAAGAAGAATCTAACGGGGGAAACGCTTGATATGTTTCTGGACAAGCTGAGTAGAGGCATGAGTTTGACTGCGGCGTGTGGAGCTTGTGGGATTAGTCCGAGTCGGGTTGATAAGCTTAGGAAGGAGAAACCTAAGTTGAATGCTCAAGTGCTGGCGGCACAGGCTCAGGCTGAAGAGGCTTTGATTAATAAGATTATGGAAAGCCGTGATGGAAAGCTGGCATTGTCTTTCTTACAGTCACGGTTCCCGCACTGGAGTCCGAAGACGACTAAAAGTGATAATCAATCCGCGACCAGCACTGTCTCACCGGAGTTGCTGTCGCAGTTGTCTTCGATTCCAGAGCGGATAAAGTCTCGTAATTAGTACTGTGCAGTACTGGTGAAAACGATCATTCACGTTAATCAACACAAGATTAAGGCTAACACCAAGAACGGAACAAACGATCCGGTTCTGACGGTTAAGACCTACAAGAGTAATGTTTACGCTCATACCGCTGAGATCAAAGGGCCGAGCAGGATAGTTCACAGTGCTGATAAGCCATTGTCATGCGGTGCTAGGGTTTGGATTGAAACTGAGTCGGAGGTGATTTGTGGCTGCTAAGAAGCCCAAGAAACTCAAGAAGCTGATTATTCAGCCTCCGGTTAAGCGAACTGGCCCTAAGCCTAAAAAGGGTAAGTATGATGTTGTCTTGCCTAAGAAAACCATCAAAGCCCCTCCTGCACCATCTTTGGTATTATCACCCTCAGAGAAGAAGTCTCAAAGGGCTTTGGAGAGGATTGCTAAGGATAGGGATGCTTTGGAGGAAGCGAGTCAGTTGGAGAACTTTCCTAAGATGTTTTTGGGGATGGATGCTTATGATTGGCAGAAGAGAGTGTTGGAGGCTTTAAACCCTAAAGAGTGTCAGGTTGCATTGAAGGCAGCTAATGGTAGTGGAAAGACGAGTGTGGTTGCGGCCAGTGCAATCCTTTGGCATATGGTTCGGTTTCCAGAAAGCTTAGTTGTAACGACTGCTGGTGTCTGGCGGCAGGTTGAAGGGCAGCTCTGGCCTACGCTAAAGAAGTATATCAGTGGTTTGGGGCAGGGTTGGAGGTCAACCAGCAATGAACTGCATTATCAGAATGGTAGTAGGGCAATTGGGTTTAGTACGAATGATGCGGGTAAGTTTGAGGGTTGGCACAGGCAGGGGCCGACAGAGAATTTGTTGATGATTGTGGACGAAGCTAAGACTGTCCCTGATCCTATCTTCACTGCCATAGCCAGATGTCAGCCGAGCAGGTTGCTGCTGATGAGCAGTTGTGGTGCTGCTGCTGGTTCCTTTTATGAGGCATTTACCAAGCAAAGGAAGTTTTGGGATTGCCATACGGTTACCGCATTTGACTGTCCTCATCTTAGTCAGGAATGGATTGATGAACAGATTGAGATGTATGGGGAAAATAGCCCTTTGGTTCGCTCAATGATTTATGGGGAGTTTGTGGATGATAGCGGGGAAGGTCTGGTTCTTAATCTAAAGAATCTGGAGGAATGCTTACAAAACCCTCCTGAGCTACAAACCGGAATGAAGGTGGCTTTTATTGACTTTGCGGCTGGGGGAGACGAATGTGTATTTGCGTACAGGAATGGGAACAAGGTGATGGAGATGATCACTTGGCGTGAGCGGAATACGAACACGACGATTGGTAAGATCATAAACCTTATTAAGAAGAACAACCTGACGCAAGATGAGGTGTACGCTGATGAAGGTGGAATGGGATTACCTTTGTGTGATGCTTTGATGGATGCGGGTTATGATGTTCATAGGGTTAACTTTGGAGGGAAACCGTTTGATGACCGTTACGCAAACCGGAGTGCTGAGATGTGGCACACTGCTGCTAGGGTAATTGAGAAGAGGGAGATACTTTTACCGGATGACGGGATGCTTCATCAGCAGATGGTGACAAGACGTTCAGAAGTAAGTCGAACAGGAAAGCTGGGGTTAGAGTCAAAAGATAAGATGAAAGCCAGAGGTCTTGACAGTCCTGACAGAGCTGATGCGGTGATGGGCTGTATTTCCTGTGGGGGCGGTGTAGGCGGAAGCTGGGAGAGGTTTAACTCTATAAGCCGTCCTACGGTTAGTGAGTTAATGGAAGAGGCACAAGGAAATTATCAAGAAGATTCCTTGCCAAATGGTATGTTTGTAGGGTATTAGGAGAAAAGTGTTGACATTAAGACGGTCAAGCATAAGGCCAGTTCCTCCGTATGAAAAAGTTTGCTATGTGTGCAATGAGCTGGATGCAGCAGCAGCGAAGGATGTGGCAACGGGTGGGTACATTTGTTCTGAGTGTATTCATTATGCTATTAATGCTGAAATGATGATTATATCGGCTTGGAAAAATATGAGGGTTAGGCATCCAGAGCCGGATGAATTTAACGAATGGGATAATCACTAATGTATAACAGTAAAAAGAAAACTAAAAAAGCTAAGGTTCCGAGACCTAAAGGCTACTCACCACCAACCGCAAAAAAATTAACCGATAAACCTGCACCTCGCGGCAGGGGTAGAGGGAGGGGAAGATAATGCCAAATAGAAAATGGAAAATCGATCCACTTAAACACGAGCCTGTAAGGACTAAAAACGGTGGAGTAATTCAAACTAAATCAGGGCCACTTGTTACACGCATAACCCAAGAAAAATGGAAGAAGCAATTAGGAAATGAGTTAAGGAAAGATGCGGAAGAGTTTAACAAGCAAATGGATATGATAAGAAAAGGTCTTTTAAAAGCAAAGGGTGATTTAGACAAAAAAAATCAAGAATCTAAAAAAAGAGACCCTAGATACCAACTCTAACGCCCTACAAGGATAAGAAGCAAGCAGTTGCTGTTATGCTTAACACTAAGAAAAAGTCTAAAGCACGCAAGCACGCAAAGCAGCAGCTTAAAAAGAAAAGAACAAGATGAGCGAAAAGACTTACGATCTCGTCATTGACGACATTAAGAGCCGAGCACGATGGGAAACCAGACAAGGCTTATGGTATCAAATGCGTACTGACGGTTTGCGTCGTAAGGTTAAACCGTGGCCTAATGCTTCTGACTTTCACTTCCCTCTGGTAGACACCACCATTAATAAGCTCAAGCCAGCTTTTTTCCAGCAAGCTATGGGGCTGGATGTGTTGGCAACCTTTGTGCCTATGCGTAGCCAGATGGCAGGATTTACTACTGCTGCTGAACATTGGTTTAGCTATAAGCTGCATGAGAAATCCAACTATGCTACTGAGGTAATGAGTTGGATTGACCATATGCTTGTTAGCGGCCATAGCGTAATGAAGACGTTTTGGAACCCAGACATTAAGCAGGTTGAGTTTCAAGCAGTTGATCCTATGTACGTTATTGTCCCGCCTTGGACTAAAGACATTTCTACGGCTGACCGTATTACACAGGTAATGCCTATGAGCCTTGAATCTTACAAGCGTGCTGGAATTTACAAGACCGACAAGAGCCTTATTAGCAAGCTGGTTGGAGCTAAGGTTCAGGATTCGGGAATGATTGATGATTTAAAATATGACAGAGAAATACGGGAGGGTATTACTCATTCCCCCGACGAAGATCAGGTTATTGTTTGGGAAGTCTACACGCATAGCGAAGATGGGAAATGGGTTATGCAATGTTTTTCTCCTCAAGCCCCTGACACTCCTTTGCGTGAAACAATGGAGGTTCCTTTCGACCACGACAAACCTCCGTTTGTGTCGTGCAAGTATGAGATCACTGACGGCGGATGGTATTCTCCAAGAGGAGTTTGTGAGATGCTTGCTCCGTTTGAAGCTTCACTTACGAAAACGTGGAACGAGAAAATGGACGCTTCAACTTTGTTCAATAAACCATTGTTCAGAGCCGAACGTGACTTGCCAAATAGCGTAAATTTAAGGCTAAATCCCGGCCAAATCCTACCTTTTGGTATTGCACCAGTTCAAATGCCCAGCACTCCGATGGACTTTGATAAAGAGATAATGCAAACGCAATCCATTGCCGAGCAACGTGTAACTGTTCCTGATTATGGAATCATGTCAGACAGTGATCGCCGTACAGCTACTGAGATTGAGTCAGTTAACGCTCAAGCTCAACAGAATATGGACTTGCGCTTGCGTTTGTTCCGTCAGGCGTTAGGTGATTTGTTCCGACAAGCATTTAGTATCCTGCTTCAGTTTGATAAAAAAAGTCTTCAATACAGATTCCTTGAAGACAGTTTGACTGTTGACCCTATTGCTTTGCATGACGAATACCAGCTTGAGCCAAGAGGTGGTATGGATATGGTTAGTAAGGTAATGCTTTTGAATAAAGCTGTTCAGCGTAAACAGTTGTTTATGAACAGTCCGTGGATCAATCAGGTTGAGCTGGATAAAAGCATCTTGGAACTGGAAGACCCGTCCTTAGTACCTCGATTAGTTCAAGACCCGAACGAAAAAGAGGGCAGCGAGGTTACGGATGAGAAGAAGATTATTCCTGCATTGCTTGTTGGTGAACAGATTCCAGTTCAAGAAGGTCAGGATTACAGAGTGAGGATTGGGGTGATTATGCAGTTCCTTGAGAAGTCAATGCAGAGTGGAATGCAGTTTAGCCCACAAGCCCAACAGGCTATTAGTGGGCGATTAGGCGAACTCTTAAATGCCTTTGAAACAGTTGACACTAACAACGCAAGAGCGTTGCGAAAGGATGTCGAAGAGTATCTGGTGCAAGTCGGGTTTATGCCGTCTAAACAGGAGCAACAGCAAATGGAGGTAGCAGCAGTTACCGGACAAATGCCTCCGGCAGAAGCTCAGATGGTCGAACAAACTGAAGCAGTTGTTGGGCAGGGAGATATGTAATGGCTGTAGATAAGTCAAAGATGAAATGCAACTCACCTAAACGGCAGGTTCAGGGTGGTAAAAAATTTGTAGTTAAAGCCTGTAAAGATGGGAAAGAAAAGATAATTAGATTTGGCGATGCCAATATGACGATCAAGAAAAGCAATCCTGAAAGAAGAAAAAGTTTCAGAGCTAGGCACAAGTGTGACACAGCAAAAGATAAAATGAGCGCAAGATATTGGTCTTGCAAAAAATGGTAATGGCTAAAAAGAAAAAAGAAGATGCTTGCACCAAGAAGGTTAAAAGACGTTATAAAGTCTGGCCTTCTGCTTATGCATCCGGTGCTTTGGTTCAGTGCAGAAAAGTAGGAGCAGCTAACTGGGGAAACAAAAGTGGCAAAAGAAAGTCTTCGTAAATGGTTTGCCCGTAATGACGGGAAAGGCTGGATTGACTGTAAAACAGGAAAGCCTTGTGGAAGAAAAAAAGGTGAAAAACGGGACAGTTACCCAGCTTGCAGACCTACAAAGTCTGAGTGCAACAGTGCAATGAGAAAGAAAAAAGGGCCAAAGCGAATTAGCTGGAAGAAAAATAAATGAGAATTTTTAGATTCATTCGTATAGCTTGGAAGATGTCAAAACAGATTCCGTGGATAGGGGAACCGGAATGGACTGCGGCTGAATCGAATGCTTTACGCAAGTTTCTCGTCTCAGGAGAAGGGAAAAGGTTTCGAATGATATTGCTTAATATGGTTCTTAAGCAGAACCAGCAAGCAGTGTCTAGCAAAAAAGAGCTTGAATTTAATGCAGGATTTGCGAATGGTGTGAGAACAACGGTTCACACTGTTGAGGCTTTGGCAAGAGAAATCGAAGAGCCTGAAGAATTTACGTCTGATATGTTTGGGGTTGATTATCAGACGAGTCAAAACCCCACAGCTACGACCAATCGTTTTAGTGCGATGATTGGACGAGGATAAGCACTAATTGGGAAGCATTATGCCAGAAGAATCCGGCGAAGTAACCGCCGAACAACTGTTGGCCGCAGCCTCTGAGTATGATAACGCAGTGGCAGTGGGGGAAACACCTGAAGTAGAAATACAGACGGAAGAACCAAAAGAGGAAGTTCAAGATGAATCTCCTCCAGAACCAGCAAAAGAAACGGTTCAGGAACCGGAAACTGAAGTACTGAACAGTACTGAGGATAATGCCGATAAACAGGTTAGTTCATTGACAGAAGGTGAAGCTCCTGAAGCACAGGAGCAGCCGAAGAAGAGTAAGTGGGAAAAGAACGAGGAACGTAAGACCTCTTCTTGGAAGCAAATTAATGCCGAAAAAGAAGAGATTAAGCGTCAACGTGAAGCTCTACTGAAGGAAGCTGAAGAGCTGAAAAGTCGCAAAGTTGACTTGGATGAAGGGAAAGCTTACCGAGATGAAAAGGGTTTTACTGCCGAGGACTACGAGAACGCTGCTAAAAGGCTAAGGGAAGAGGGTGACGATGATCTCGCTTCTGACGCTATTGATCGTGCCAAAGAGGTTCGAGCAGAAGGCGATAAAGTGCAGCAGCAAATGGTGGCTAAGAAACATTGGGATGCGTTTGAAAGCAAAAGACAAGAACTCATGCAAAAGCATTCCGAACTCAGCAAGCCTGACTCAGAGTTAACTCAGAAAGCTAACGCAATCCTCACCGAACATCCGAGTATGCAGAGTGCTGTTGGCTTGGAACAAGCGGTCAAAATTGCCCAGTTGCAAATCAAAGCTGCTAGTGCTGAGTCGAGCGAAGCGCAAGTTAAAGAACTAACCGATAAACTAACTAAACTGGAAAAGAAAATGTCAGTAAATGGCGGGTTTACCAACGAAAGAGTCGATGGAGAAAGATCATTTGATGATCTCTCTGAAGAGGAGCAGACAGAATATCTGCGTCGTGCGGCTATGGAAGCAGACAACGCCTAGCTGACTAGAAAGATAAAATGGCTACAAATACTACTAGCACCTTATCCAACCAGTATCAGAACTTCTTCAGCAAGAAATTGCTGTCCTATGCTGTTCAGGCACTGGTCTTGGATCAGTTCGCTGAAAAGGCTCCACTTCCTGCGAAGTCGGGTCACAAAGCGATTACTATGTTCCGTTTTGGCTCACCTTCAACTTCTGCTATTGAAGCATTAACTGAAGGCACTGCCCCTAGCGGAACTCGTTCTCTCACTCTATCTAAGATTGAGAAAGCATTGTCACAACGCGGTCAGGTCATTGAGTTGACTGACATCTTAACTGCCACAGACTTGTTCAACAGCTTACAGCAGTCGATCAAGACTAACGGTGAAGATGCCGCATTGGATATGGACACTATCACTCGTAACACAGTGATTGGTTCTAATGTTGCTGGCACAGCAAAAGAAAACGGAGACGGAAACGCCCTCGACAACAGTGACACTATTACCGAGATGTATGCTGGTGGAGGAACTGACTACTCTACGTTTGATGCAGTTACTTCTGCTGATGCTGTTCTTGATGCAAACGATGTACTTGATGCGGTTACTAAATTAAAAGTTAATCGCGCACAACCTGCCAAAGGCGGGATGTACGTTTGTGCTGCAAGTCCTCAAGTCATCAGTGACATAATGAAGGATAGCACTTGGGTTAACGCAGCTCAGTACAGCAATGTCGAAGACCTGTATAAGGGAGAAGTTGGAAGTCTTTATGGCGCGAAGTTCATAATGACAACTAACCCTTGGTCTTCTGTTTATGCGTCTGCTGACGATGACCGATTCGCTTACTCCAACAGTGGAACTAAGGATCGTGCTGCTGGTGCAAACATCTACGCTTCGTTGTTCTTGGGACAACAGGCTTATGGTGTGCCCGATCTAGGCAGTCAATCTCCTTTCAGCCCGAAAGTTATTATTAACGATCAAGCTGACAAGAGTGATCCATTAAACCAAAAGCTACAGGCCGGATTTAAAACATTCTGGACTACGCTTCGGTTGAACTGCAACTACTACGTTGTAATGCGTAGTAAGAGCGATAGCACTGCTTAATAACTCAAGTCATGCATAAAGGTAAAAAGCCAAAAGGCATGACCATTATAATTGCCGTGGGGGGAGGGAAACCTCCCTCTCACGGTCGTTCAAACAAAAATAAAAAAGGTTCTGAAATGATTAAAATTCCTATGGAGGCATTAGTCTCTGATGATGAAATGGGCGAAGGTATTTCCCCTGAAGTTGGTGATATGGTATCGCTTGATTCAGTTGAGGGAAGTGTTGCTGAAATAAACGATGACGGCACGGCACACATTGAGTTAATGAGTGCGGGTGGTGTTCCTATTGAGTACGCAGACAAAGGTTCTAAAGAAGAGCCTGTTGACGAGGAAAAAGCACTTGAAGATGAGGGTGCTGAACTTCTTGCTGCTGCTGAAAAAGAAGATGAAATGATGGGGTTTTAAATGCCTCTCTATTCTTTTATCTCTGAAGACGGCAAAGCTGTCGAAAAGATTGTCAAGTCGGGCACAAACCGTATTACAATAGACGGTGTTGACTATGATCGCAGCATTGCTAACGAAGGCTTTGCTGTGTCTGGTCAGGTTAAACTGCCTTCTCAAGCAGAGCAGGTAAAGGCTGGGTACTATCAGCAGGAACAAAAACAAGGTTCCCGCTTTTTAAAAAAATCAAAGTTTACAACTAAACAAATTAAGAAGGCTTGGGGGTTTTAGGTTATGGCTACGCTAACGGGAAGAACTATTGCATCAAGTTACACTGAGTTACTCAAGACAACGAGTGCCAGTGGGGTAACAGGTTCACTGGATACAGTACAGGACGGTGACGCAACTAATTCTGCGCTACAGATCAGCACCGCTGGCGTAAAATCCACAGGCACACTTGCGGCTACGGGTATCACTACTCTATCTGCTGACTTACGTTTGGAAGATGATGCTGGCGGGGAGTATATTGGTATTGGCACTCCTTCAGCAGTTACCAGTTACACTGTTACTTTACCTGCTGCGGTAGGTTCAAGTGGTCAGGCTTTAAGGACTTCAGATTCTTCCGGTACACTGGAATGGTTCACGCCGGAAGTTGGAGACATTACTGCTGTCACCGCTGGGACTAATCTTAACGGAGGTGGATCAAGTGGTGATGTTACTATTAATCTGGACACTACGATTACTGGTCTATCTAGCGTAACCTCTACAGCTTTTGTTGGCGGATTAACCGGAGATGTTACTGGCAATCTTACAGGAAATGTTACAGGCAACGTAACTGGAGACTTAACCGGAAATGTTACGGCAACATCTGTTTTAGCTAATGGTGTTATCGCAACCACCCAATCGTCAGGAGATAATTCTACAAAGGTTGCTACTACTGCGTATGTTGATTCACAGGTAACTGCGGAGGATTTAGATTTTCAGGGAGACAGTGGAACAGGGTCAGTAGATTTAGACTCACAATCTTTGGACGTTGCGGGTGGAACGAATATTACCACAGCAGCATCCAGCCAAACTTTAACAGTAAATCTTGATTCTACTTTAACAGGATTATCCAGCGTAACTTCAACTAACTTTGTTGGAGACATTACTGGAGCGGTTACAGGTAATGTAACTGGTAACGTAACTGGTAATCTTACGGGAGACGTTACAGGTGATGTAACTGGAAATGTAAGCGGGACTGCCGCAACTGTGACGGGAGCAACGCAAGCTGCCATTACCAGTGCGGCCAATCTTGCAACGGTCGGAACAATTAGCACAGGAGTCTGGCAAGGCACTGCGATTGATGGTGCTTACGTTAATATTGAAGGCACAGAGATTAAGTCAACTGGGGAAAGCGGAGGCACTAAGTTTCTCCGTGAGGACGGTGATGGCACTTGCTCTTGGCAGACTGTGGCTGGAGACATTGAGGGTGTTACTGCCGGAAACGGGCTTACCGGAGGTGGCACTAGCGGGACGGTAACTATAAACGCAGCCGGAACAAGTAACCGCATTAGTGTTAGTGCAGATGCGATTGACATTGATTCAGCTTACGTTGGGCAAACATCAATTACTACACTTGGCACAATCTCAACAGGGACTTGGAATGGAACTGCGATTGATGGTGCTTATGTTGATATTGAGGGTACTGAAATCAAATCCACCGGAGAGTCTGGTGGTACAAAGTTTTTAAGGGAAGACGGCGATGGAACCTGTTCTTGGCAGACTGTTTCAGCAGGTGGCAGCGGAGACGTAAGTAAAGTTGGCACTCCTGCAAGCGGTCAAGTGGGATACTGGACAGGTGATGGTACACTCGCTGGTGAAAACAATTTGTATTGGGATGCTTCTAATGATCGCTTGGGCATCGGAACTACGTCTCCGACCTCTAAATTAGAAATTTCTGGAAGCGGAACTCTGGCTAAATTCACCGGAACTGGGACCAACACTTATCTAAAGATAACGGATTCAACCTCATCTGGAGGAAATTTCATTGGGGCCACTGGTGATACGTTACATTTTTGGACGGATAATGTTAAAGCAGTCACCATAGATGGTTCACAACGGATTGGCCTCGGCACTACGTCTCCGTCCCAAAAGTTATCAGTGGTTGACTCATCTCCGACAATATTAAACCAATCATCTGCTGGGGATGCACGCTTCTACGCTTACGCAGACGGCGGAGACGCATATATGCGTATGACCACTGTTTCCGGTGTGTCAAACGATTGGGCATTAGGAAACGACAGGACTGATGGGTATTTTAAAATATCTGACAATGCTACACTTGGAACTAATGACAGGTTGGTCATTGACACAAGCGGTAACGTCCTTGTAGGAAAAACTGCAACCACGCTAACGACTGCTGGTTCAAGAGTCTCTTCTGGTTTTTTAACATTAACAGCATCAAGTACATCTACTAATCTTTCAACTAATTCAGGAAGTGCGATTAACTTATGCAACTCTTCTGCTACTGACGGAAACTTTTCTAACCTCGGCGGTTACAATTCAAATGGATTGGTAACTAGCCAGATTAATTTTATTAACCCCAGCCACTCATCCAGAACAGGTGATATTTCATTCTCAACGCATAACGGTACTAATCTACTTGAAAGATTTCGGGTCGGCTCTTCTGGCCAGTGGGGCATTGGCGGTGCTGTTTATGGAAACTCAGGGGATACGTTCCAGAGTCAGGGAAGCAGTGCTCCTCCTGCGTGGGGTTCCGGTGGTGAAGGCCCATCCGATGGGCGTTTAAAAGAAAACATTAAAGACATAAAAGCCTTAGACAAAGTTAACCAACTGCGTCCGGTTGAGTTTGATTGGAGCGAAAAAGGAACTGAGGAAACCGGAAAGACAGGTCACAGCATTGGTTTAATTGCCCAAGAAGTAGAAGAGGTGTTCCCGCATTTAGTTGTAAAAAAGCTAAGAGGAATTAAACATTTAAATTATCGGATGCTGACTCCGTTGCTAGTGCAATCTGTAAAAGAATTAACTGAAGAGAATAAAGTTCTCCGTGATAGATTAGATGCGATTGAACAAAAGGTTCAATCACTCTGAAAATAACAACACTAATAAACACTATGCCAAATAGCTATAACTGGACTCGTTTAGAGCCTCTTGTAAAAACTGAGGAAGTAAACGGTTCCGAACAAAAAGTAGTAATCACTCTCGTTGCGGGGCTCACCGCCCTATCCGATGGCGGTTACAGTTCATATATGGACAGTGCAATTAACTGCCCGTTAGACCCAGACAACTTTATCCCTTTTGATGATCTCCCAGAATCTTGGGCAGTCGATAAAGCTAATTCGGTTGCCGAGGCTGACGGTTGGAAAAATTTGCTGGACAAACAAATTGAAGCAGCAAAAGCGCGTCCACTGCCAGCCAAGTTCCCTTGGCAACAGGCAAGTGAAGCACCTTCAGAATAACCTTTAGATAAATCGGGTGGAGTAAAATGGAAGATTTAGAATGGTTAAAAATATTTGGAGTGAACGGCGGTGTGTTTGCCACCGTATCCTTCTCCGATTTGGAGGTCATTCTAAAAATAGTAATGCTTCTCCTAACCTGCGTTTGGACAGGCATTAAAATCATTAAACTCATAAAAGAATGATGAAAGAAAAACTGAAGAGCAGAAAACTATGGATGGCCATCGGCGGTCTTTTGACTGTAGCCGCAACTGAATGGCTGAACTTGTCACCGGAACTAACCGAACAAGTAGTTAGTGCCGTAATCATAATCGTACCTGCGTATATCGGAGGTCAGGGCATAGTAGATGCGGTTAAAGAATACGTCTCTAGTGGCAAGAAAAAATGATAGTTGAAGCTCTCAAAGGCTTGGCCGCGTTACCACGTCTGATAGACGCGGTTGAGTCTTTGGGAGATATAGCAAGAGTGCAAATTGCTCAGAAAAGAAAAGATGATAAAGACGAAATGGTTGACGATCTTATTGCTAATGCTAGGGAACGCAGGATGCGTCAGCGTGAAGTTGAACGGATTTCAGGAGATAGCAGAGAGAAATGCTGTGGGTTTTGCGAATGCTGTAGAAACAGATGAGGGAGCGGAATTTATAAGGCAACTTGGAAAATACATTAACCAACTGGAACAACAAATAGAGGCAGGACAATGACTTTAACCGAACTGGCAGATCAGGTTACGACTAAATTAAGCGATACCGACTCCGCTTCAGTTGCTACCTGCAAAAAGTTTATTAATAACCGATACCGAATGCTATGGGATTCAGGCTTATGGACTAACTCACTGGGAGTTGTAACCAAAACTGTAGCAGCCGAAGACCAAACTCTTACTTTGTCCGGTGATCCTACTATCTTTTATTACCCAACCTCTACAACTGTTGCGGCAACGGCTCCTAGATTGCAGTTTGTGGTGGCAACAAAGTTTACTGAGACGGGAAAAGATGACGGGATAGAGGTTGTTGGCTCTAACTGGATACAATTCTTCCAGTTAGACCCTAACATCTGGGAAAATACAAGTTCTCGTCGGGCTAACCCCACAAACTTCACTCCATTACCCCCTGATGCCAGCGGTAACTGCCGCATTAAGCCTCTTCCTACGCCCAAAAACGCAGGAACATTGTATGCGCTGGGCAAATTAAAATTCACTGAACTGGGTGACTCGGATTCTCCGGTGATTTTAGGCTCTGATAACGTGTTATTAGCCTATGCTGAAGGCGATATGCTGGAGAGGTCAATGCAGTACCAGAAAGCACAGGCCAAATTTACTGAAGCAACGACATTACTACAGATTTGCAGAGATTTAGACAATGTTCAGCCAGCAAAGGTAAACCGAATAATTCCTGAAGTACCGGATCACTGGCAGACACGGGATTTTGTTAACTAATGCCAGTTATAGCCAACAACTCTTTAGATGACTCGCTACTACTAGACGGGAACAACAGTTTTGTGGGCGGTCAGGTTAGTGCTCCCCGTGCAAATCTTGTTCCGCAGGATGCTTATGCTGAAGGAAAGAACATTGACCTTGACGAATTTGGAAATGCTGTAACTCGTAGGGGTGCAAGCCTTTCAGCAGGGTATTTAGTGTGGAATGAGGTTAATGTTAACTGGGAAAGTGAGAATGCGGTATGGGAGGGGTTGGTCGCGCCGATAACTTCATTGGGTTATTTTGACACTGGCAGCACTGAGTACATAGTGGTTGCTGATGGGTCTAATTACTTAAAAGCACTTACTGAAACTGGTGGATTTACTCTTTTAACAGGAGCAACCTATGCGTCCGGAGCCACTATTAGGTTTGCCCAACTAAACAGCCGTTTTTATTACACAGATGAAACTAATGATTTAAGGTATATTGAGGGCTCAACCAACCCAGTTGCAGCACAGACTATTACTGCTGGTAAAATTACCGGAATAAACATTATTGAAGGTGGATCAGGATACACTAGCCCACCTACTGTTACTATTGATGCTCCTTCTTCCGGTGTGACCGCCACAGGCACAGCAGTGCTGGGGTATGACGGTGGTGTTGTAAGTGTGACAATGACCAACGAGGGCAGCGGATACAATAAAGACAACCCGCCTTCTGTCACTTTTTCTACTTCAAGCGGAACTGATGCAACTGGGACAGTTAGAATATCTCAAACCCCTAGTCAGCCTAAGTTTATTGCATCTCACACTAACAGGCTTTTTTGCACTAGCGCAGACTCTACTGTGCCATCTGATTTGCTTTATGTTAGCGGAATACTAGATGGAGATGCGTGGGATTTAGCCGGAGACAATTTAAGAATAGGAAATGACCGTGACCCTATAACCGCAATAATGCCAGCCCAGAACTTTGACCTAATTGTGTTTAAGGAGAGGAGCATTTATAAGGTTAACTGTGACCCGACTAAAGAGGTTTATCAATGGGACATTAAACTAATCAACAACCGAACAGGTTGTGTGGCAGACGGAACAGTACAACAGGTTGGCGCGGATATTATGTTCCTGTCGCGTGACGGTGTTCGTTCTTTGCAGTCTATTCAAGCAGGTACAGAGACAGATATTTCTCTGCCTATTAGCCGCAATATAAATGATTACATTGGCCGGATTAATCAGGCTCAAGTTAGTAAATGTACCGCAGCATATTGGAGGAACCGTTACATGCTTTCGGTTCCTCTGGACTCAGCCACTAACCCTGACACGGTGCTTTGTTACAACTTAATGGCGGGAGCTTGGTGCGGGTTCTGGACAGGCTGGGAGGCTAGAGATTTTGTTATTACTGCATTTAGCGGTCAGTTAAAGCTGAACATAGGAACGCAGAATGGGGAGCTTTACACTTGGGACGACACAACGCCGGAAGCGGATACAACCATAGCTGATTATAAAGACGGCAATAACACCTACGAATCTTACATAACAACCAGAGCATACACTTATGGAGAAACGTGGGGTGACAAGATTGGTTACTCTTCCCAGTTTAACTTTGGAAACATCCACACTGACGCAGTTACTGGAGACATAACCTTCTACAAAGACCTGTCTTCATCCGGTAGTTCTTTGGAATCAAGCCTGTCCTTAACTGGCAACACCAACCTTATCCGAAAAGGTTACAACACTTTGTCAAAAGGTAGGTTTGACCAGATGCAATTTAAAGTAAAAGCAGACGGGGGAAGGCTATCCCTGCACACCATCCAAACCAGTGCGTTTGGTCAACCTATTGATCCGCAAAAATGAACTCAATGAACCTTATGACATTAGCAATTGGACAGCTTTTCCATAAGCATTTAGATCATTGCAAAGATTGGAAACCTGCTACATTGCTGAGGTGGATAGAATGGTTTATTGTTAAAAAGAGGTACTGGACAGTAGTGAGAGACGGACAAATTGCTGGGGCAGTTTTAATACGGTTTGTTGACAGCCCTGAAGATTGCAAGTCAAACTACATAGATACTGGTGGCAGGATTTGTTTTGTAGATGCTGCTGTAGCCAAAGGAGACGGAGTGTTGAAGGAACTTTATACAAAGATGTTTAACGATATGGGCCATAAAGCTGACTCAATGGTATGGGTTAGGCCAAAGCATAACGACAGAATAATTAGCGTTCCGATGGAACAAGCAAAAAGAAGATTAATAAAGGAATAGAATTATGGGCAAATCATCAGCACCTACTCCACCACCTCCACCCTCTCCTACAGAGATTTCAGAGGCTAATGTAGATACCGCATTTGCAACGGCGCGATTGCAAAGGGCAATGCAGTTTGGCGATGAGGTGCTGAAGGACGGGTACGTCCGTGAAAATCTTGGCATACCTCAAGGAGCAGAGCGTGTTTACGACACCCAGACGATTAGGCAAGATGCTCCTGAAAAGATTTCAGTTACCAACAATCGGGGTAAAACTACAGACTACTATAAAGTAAACGAAGACGGGAGTTTGGATTGGGCTGACAACATTGAACCGTCTTTCAAAAATGACATTTTAGGAGAGCATGTTGGGAAAAACGTCTACGAGTTTTTAGAAGAAAACCCTAACGTGTTTCAAAAAGATGGTAGGACAACCGATCAAAACTGGACTCAGCAGGGTAGCAAAGTAATTAACACAGAAGTTAGAACTCTTGCTGGCTACAAAAATGCAGACGGCACAATTACTGAAGCAAGCCGATACTTTAAAATTGACGATGACGGAACCCGCACTGAGGTGGATAAAGATGAAGCAGTTCAGGCTGACTTCACTGGAATGTCTGACGTTGATTTGGCAAGAAAACAGTTTGAGTTTGAGCAGGAAACCTCGCCAGAAAGAACTCAATTCTTACTAGACCAGCTGGAGCAGTTTGGTCCGGAGGCAGCTAGGATTGGGCGTGATGTTCTGCAAAGAACAGACCCAACCGGATTCGCTGCGCGTGAATTGCTTGGCGAACTGGCACAAGCATACCAACCATCAGAAGTGCCAGACGCACCTGCAATGGAGATGGCGGGAGACGTTCCTACGGCTGAAAGAATAGCCGCACCACCTCGGCTTGATGAGGTGGCTTATACTCCAGAGTATGAGCGTTCAGGTGAATTAGGTGATCTTGGCAGAGTGCAAGCAGCACCACAGTTTGCCGAGCTAGGAACTACTGGCCCAACACTTGGACGGGCCGGAGAAATGGCTGCTCTAGAAAGAACGCAAGCTGCACCTAGCCTTGAAAGGTTACAGGATATTCCTGAATTAACTGCTGACCCAACTTCAATAGCCGGAAGAAGATTCGCTGAACAACAGTTTATTGATCGGGCACAGGATGGTCGCACTTCTCAGTTGATGGCAGAGGAGGCAAGAAGGGTTGCCAGAGGCAGAGCAGCAGCAACCGGAAACATTTTTGGAGGCGGGGCAGCTATAGAAGAGGCTCGCGCAGTGAGGCAAGCTGAAGATGCAGGACAACGTCAGGCTTTAGCTGACTTAATTGGATTCCTGCAATCTGGGCAAAGTGCTGGAGATTATGAATCTCGCCTTGCCCAACAAAATCTAGCCAACCGCCTAATGGGCATCCAGCAGAGGACAGGAGCGGAGCAAGCAGAATTTGGAATGGGCCAACAAGCCATAGCACAAAGAAATCAAGCTGCAATGCAGGAACGTGCTGACCAACTGGCTGCGCTTGGGCAGCGTAATCAGGCCGAACAACAGGAGTTCCAAAACCTACAGGCCGCACTTGACCAGCAAAACCAAGTGAGGGCACAGCAATTCGGTGCAGATATGCAAGCCACCGAATTTAACACGCAACAAAGAATGCGTGAGCGAGCAGATGAGTTGGCAGCTATGGCTCAACGTAATCAGGCTGAAGAGTCTGAGTACCAGAACTTGCTTCAGGGCTTGCAGCAACAACAAAACGCCAGAACCGCAGGGTTCGGGATGCAACAACAAGCAGTTGCTCAAAGGAATCAAGCTGCCGAGTCTGACTTTGCTAAACAGCAATCGGCACTGGCTCAACGTAATCAAGCCAGACAACAATCCTTTGCTAACGCAATGCAAAGGACTGCTACGCAGCAACAAATGCAACAACAGCAAATGGCTAACTTGCAGAGCTTTAGCGGGTTAGCCCCTGTCAGCCAGCAGTTCGGCGGAATGGCTGGGGCGGGACAGGGTATGGCAACTACCTTCAACCCAATCCAGTACCAACCATCTAACGCAGCGCAAATGATGCAACAACAGCAATCATTACAAGCCAATTTATTTGGCACTCAATCACAGAACTTTCAGACGCAAGCAAGGATTGCCGCTCAACCGAGTGGATTTGGTCAAATACTAGGAACAGTTGGAGGTGCATTTGCCGGAGGTTACGGTGAAGGTTTAGGTTCAAGTTTCTTTAAGAAGAATAACCCAGCAGGAGGAGTGTAAATTATGGCAAACTTTTGGGCAGGAGTAGGACAAGGATTTTCACAAGGCTTTGAAAAAGCTTGGGACTCTGCGGCAAGACGCAGGGAGCGCAGGGAAGTCAGAGATCAAGCGTTAAAAGA